TGTGGCTGTCAGTGCGCCCACCACATCTACAGAGGTTGCGACGGCTCTAATCAGATCAACAACTGTACCAGTCCGAGTTATGCGAAGCACATTAGCGCCGGCCCCCAAAGCGTCTGTCTTCGTTTGTAAGTATAAATCCCCAATTGAGGCAGTCCAACGCCAAAACTTTTCGTCGATAGGACCATCAGTTTCATTGAAATCGAGGACCGGCTGCGTCGATGATAGTGTTAAGGCACCTGCGACATCTAGTTTGCTTGTTGGAATTGCTATTCCAATCCCAACGTTTCCAGCAGAATCAATCCTTACAGCCTCGCTGTTAGCACCTGTAGAAAATGCTATCTCCCCCGCTGCATAATCAGTAGCAAGTTGCATTACGTCATTACTAGAACTGGCCATACCCCAAAATCCAACCCTGTTTGTCAGATTTCCACGGTAAAGTTCTATGAGAGTTGCTACTGCTTGGTCTGTTGCAGCGTTTGAATCTGACAATCTTATTGTTGGGACTGTGCTCTCTATATGTAGGTTTTTTTGTGGGCTTGCTGTTCCTATCCCAACATCACCAACAAAGGAACTATCTCCTGCTCCGTCAGTTACTAGAGTGGTAGCTGTTAGCGCGTCGAAGTCGGCGTTAGCTCCCTCACGAGCTAACAAGGACCCATCAGGTATCTGTGTCTCTGCGATTGACAGTGCTGCTTGATGCTGTGTAACGGAGCCTTGTGTAATGTTCGCGTCAGGTACATTGGCCCATGTCACCGTTGCCGTGAGATCGTTCACTTCTGAAGTAACCGCGCCAATGTACGTGGCAAGCACGCTGGCATCCATTCGCTTGATAACGCCAGCATCGTTGATAAGGAACTCGTCCGTGTCTGCCAATCCAGAGGCGAGCGCTGTCTGTCCCGTGATCGCCGCCACGACCAACGTTAGGGCCGTGTCGCCCGTTACGTGTCCTGTGTGCGTGGGAATGGATGTCAGGTACGCCTGCAGATCGCTGATGTCTGCCTCAACAAGCAAACGAGACTCCCACGCCGTGTTACCCGAGTTGCGCGCGAGAGCGTGAAACTGTGTCGGAGAAACCTGGGAAACATCAGAGAGGTCAGCAAGCGCTGTAACGCCTCCGCCAACCGTACCACCCGCTGAAGTAGAAGGTACCTTGCCCCTCAGGTCGATGTTCGATGAGATCGAATACGTGTTACCGCCGGCCTGGTGCCGAACAACCAACCGAGCAATCAGGAACCCAACGCCGACAAAGTCGGTTGGTATATCGTAAACTGTAGTGGCATCAGCATCCAGTATCGCACGCGCTGACGTATTGTACGAAGCTGTCGGCAGGTTAACCATGAGCTGGCAATCGCCAGCGTCCTCTGACACCACCCCCCATACGACGAGGTTGTAGTACTTGCCGGACATCGATCCACCGGATGCATCTGTGATTTGGCTGACCATATTGCCGACACGATCAAACGCCGTGCCGTTCTGGTTCACAATCATTATCTCTGAGCCAGTGGCCGTATCAAAGGCCGGGTAGGTCTGATTATGCATCTGCTGTATCACGCCGGTAGCGACAGCTATATCAAACGTTGCTGCACCAACTGATGTCGTAGCAAGCGTTCCACTTTTCCACGTCGCGGGCTGACTACGCATCCAATAGGTGTGATGCGCATTAGCTTCGTCTGTGTGGTCAGACCATGCATGCATCTTATAGACGCCATCCGTCTGCGCCGATGCGGCACTCTGACAGAAGACCGTTGCCAGTCGCGAGTGTTCGGCCGATGGCCAGTCACTCGTTGAGACGGTAAGCGCCTTATCGCTCTGCAGAATGTAAACGAAGTTGATCTGCGGCGACACGTCAGTTCCCGCGTTCAGCGCTACGCTGTCAGGGGTTGGGTCCGTGTCATGTGTGTGCACGCCATCACTGAACAGGATGCGTATATCGCCTCCACCTTCCTTCTCAAGTGAGAACGTAATGGCCGCGCCATCAGAGGACACAGTGATGTCTGTCGCGTCCATCTGAAGTGTGTTCGCGATTTCAAGGATATGCACCAGGTCTCCGACCGTTTGGTCGTAATCCACAAAGACCAATGACTGATCGACGCCGTTCAGGCTGACGAGAATGTCAGAGGCCGTTACCCATATGTCTCCCTGCACTGACGAGGTTGGGGCCACGCCTGTCGGGATATTGAATCCGGAACGAGTGGCCGTACTGTCGTCGGTAACCAGCCTTCCGGTCAGCGTCAAGTCGCCGTCAAAATTCGTGGTGGTAGAAGAATTGCCAAAGGTGAACTCTGTTACATCTCCCACAGTAAGGAATGCCGCCGATGGTGGAGTGAGGTCCGTAGTGGTATCGTATCGCTCAACGCCTACTGTAATTCGAACATCGTCCAACCAGCCATCTAGGTATTGTTCATTGCCCCCACCAACCCCCGGATCACGCACTCCGAGTTTGGTGGTCACAGTGGTGTTGTCTATCGTGCCAGAAAATATACCGGGCGAGCTATTAAATTCACGAGCACCGTCCCACCATATGAACAGGGCGTCGTTGGCTTTGCGTATTACGGTAAAATGATACCAAGTATTTGCAACTGGATCAACGGGGTCGATGCTCCCCGACTGAATCTTGGCGCCGCCGCTGTCAACCCATTCAAATTTTAGTGAAAATCCAAACACTGCGTGATTGTGAATAAATAGATCGAAAGCCCTTTCAGTGCCCACGCCCTCCCACTGCGAGATCAGCGACATTGACTCGCCTACGGCGGGAACTGTGTTGAGCCGAACCCACCCCTCTATCGTGAAGACTCCCGAACCAAGTTCCAGCGCGGGATCGTCCGGGAACGTCACATAGTCGCCCGTACCATCCAGCAATATCGAGGCTGTTCCAAACTTAAACTGATCGGTATCGAGCTGCGCATTTGCGACAAATGTCGCGGCTGCGGCATTGACTGATCGTTCCGTATATGATGTTGCCGCGTCAGCGCCATCGGCATCTACAAGCAGCCTCACGCTGGCAAAGTCAGAATCTCCGGGAGTATCTACAAACGAAATAGCGTCTACCGGCACGCCATCAGCGCCTGTAAACTGCAGGGCTTCTTGTTTTGCTAGAATCCAATCGAAGGCTCTGTTTAGTTCGGCCTGTGTGCGCATCAGCTCGTCAACGAGCTGTCGCATCTTCAGGCCATCGTACTCATCCTCGAACTGAGGTGGATTGAATGACGTAGATACGGCCATTACCGTTCACCGTCTTTCTGCATCCTGGCCCGCCAAGAACCCATGCGAAAACTTTCCCCGATGCCCTCTTGGGTGATCCGTAGCGCGAGGTATCTAGCGCGAATGCGTACGCCCATTTCAGATGTGGCGCCTGTTGCTATGTATGGACCCTTGGTAAACTGCTCCCTCTGTGGCTGCTTGCGGCCCTTCAGGAGAACCTCTACCGAGCCGGCAATTCTGTCAAAGTCGGGTATCAGTCTGCTAACATGCATCAACTCATCTCCTTCCTCGATTGACATGTCGCTACTTTCAATAAACGACACCATGGCCGATTCGTCGGCATCGACGCCGTCTTCGTGCGCATACAAGTTACCCGCAGCATCGAAACCAAACGGCTTCTTAAAGAACGGAGAATAATCATGGAAGGTCTGCCTGTCCATGTCCCCGTAATACCAGATTTTTTCAACGTAATTGTATACGATGTACCTGTCGTTCGAGAACTTTCCCTCGCTTGGATAGAACCACCAAATCTCGTTGAAGTCCTTGGAGTGCGAGCAAAATACACTGAATGACTGGTCAATGTTGAAGCTGTCGTAAACCCTTGTCCAGTTCGGGCATGGCAAAACCCTAAGCGTGCCGTCGTAAATATAGAAGTTTGATATTCCCATAAAGTACACGATGCCGTGCGCATCCACGCCTGCCGAGGGGCCGGCTATGGAGATTCCGCTGGCAATTTCTCTGAATGCGTAAATCTCGTTACCGCTAATCGGTTGCATAACATGCACTGATGTGTCTGTAAGAACCAGAACGCCAATACGAGACCGAATGCCGGCCACAATCTCCGATCCTGAGTCCAGACGCTTTGTTCCAGCGTTGTTATCTGCGGCCGAAGTCCATGTGGTGAAGTCCTCGTTGTCACACCAGCGAATAAACAAACTGTCGTCTGTTGTATCCGTGTGCGCCCCGAAGGCTATCAACTGTCTGTTTTCAGGGGACACAATCACACTGAGGTTAGTGGCCGGGGCCTCTGTGATCTCCTGTGCCCTTGTGCCTACTCCATTAGATTTATCCCATTGGTATATCTTTCCCCCTCGCGGGCTGGCGATCAAGTCTTCCCCCCAGTTACCCAGAGACCACTTGCGCGTCTCCGTAACGAACGTTGACACGGTACGAGGGTTGCCGTACGTTTCAGCGCCGTATGGGCCAGTGCCATATCCAAGCACGAACCCGGCCGCGCCTGATCCGGAGGTAATTTCGTACGTGACGTTTCCAGTGCTGCCTCCGCCCACCACGGTGCTGGAAGCAGCTTCAGCTCCCTTGAGGGTTATAACGGTCGAGCTGGTGACCTCAACAACCTCGAACGATCCATTCACGACAATCCCGCCAACGGGGGATGTGTAGCTGTCAAACTCAACGATGTCCCCAAGAGTGCAACCATGGTTGGCAGGGTCGGTAAACGTGAAGTACTTTGCGCTGCTTCCGTTCGGATCATGATCTCCGTCTGTATTTGTACCAAATGGGCCGGATGGGGATGCGGTTGCCCTGATAGGGGTTATGTTTGTAGCAACCAGGCTGGTCTGAATTATGTACAGGCGCTTTTCTGTGCCAACCGCCAGGTATTTCGTTGCATCTAGCGCCGACCAGTCGTGCGCAGAACGAGGCACGCCAAGAATGGCGTCACCCGTTAGTGTTTTCTTTTTCCACCCGCCAAGGCTTTGGCACAGGCTGTTCTTGAATCGAATCAGGTCGCAGTCTTTCCATGTCCCCATGGCCCCTGAAGGCGTTTCATCAGAGTAGACGCCTGGAGCGAGGTCAAGCTTTACCGGTGTGCCTAGTTGCTCGGCCATGGTTACGACCTCGGAATATTAAGGGCGGTACCGAAGTTCAACCAGAGGGCAACGTTTGCATTGTACATGAAGGAGAACGCATCGATTTTGTCAACCGTCTGCGTAAGGTCGATAGCCGTGTTATCGGGCCACTTGAACTCTGAGCCCCACGTAATTGAAGCCAGAGCAGAAGACCTTTGTTCTACGGTAACGACCAGGATCTGTCCGTCCACCGGAGTTCCGGTAGGATTCTTAATCTGCACGTCGTCAGTGTCTCGCATCATCTCCGCTTGCGTCACGAGAATATTTGTGTCGGAGTCGGCGTCCGGCACGTAGAAGTTTGGGTCACCACTAATGTCCAAAGTCACCTGATCGGCCAAAAGAACTTGAGGCTTAGTCCATTGATTCTTAACGGCTTTTTGGGCGAAGTTGGCACCAGCTACGCCGATCAACTGGGTAGAGTCCGTCGCATTAGATACCACTCCGGATGTTAGTGCGTTGATCTGTTTTATGCCGGCCGCGCCATCGCACCATACAATGATCGCTGTGTCCTGAGGAATGTCGAGCCGAGTCCCGGCTGATGTTTTAATTCCAACCGTGAAGTCTTCCGTGGTGTTGTTCCATACGATGTAAATCTTCGGCTCGTTTGGAATGATAAAGTTTACGTTTCCCGCGAGCGCACCCGTTGCGACGAGGATAGCCTTGCGCGCTTCTTCGTTAGCACCGCCGGCCGCGCCAAGCGTTACGTCCGAGGAGGTAAATGCCTGGCTGTGGATTGCGGTAATCGAACGCTCGAATTCCCCAATCAGCGTGTTGAGGATCGTGCCCCACGTGTTGTCGTCCAGCGTTACATCTGGTACGTCAAGTCGTAGATTATTGTCTGGTGTTGCAGCCATTAGTCATCCGCTCCTTTTTGTTCTTTTTGCGCGTTCAGGGCCTTGTACTTCGGTCGCTTCCCTTGCTCCTGCTCGCGAGAAATTTGGTTAATCAAGCTGTTGTACATGTCAGCGGCTTCCTTTACTTTCGCTGGGTGCTTCAGGAAGTTGTGTACCTCAATCATGCAGCCATGAAAGAGTAGATCCGCCAGGTTGTCCCCAAGCCAGGACGTAGCGTTGTCTGAACTCAGTCCGGTAGGACGAATGGTAGCACGGGCCTTGGAGTTTCCAGAGGCGTACGCCTGATCGGGCGTCGGTACCACGTAAATATTTGTACCATCAAGTTCTGCGTAAAACTTCGGAACCCCAATGTCAGATTCAATCGGAGCGTACATTATGCAGTATTCGTACGACCTGCGAGGCAGTTCCAGCCACTTTTGTTCGGACGGGCTTCTGACAAACACGTCGTTGATGATCGCCGTATTCGAGGGCTTTGGCACCGTCCTGTTGCCGCTGGAGATTGTCAGGTTGGACCACGTCTCGAACAGCTCAAGGTCAAGGTCACGCAGAACTCGTAGCTCCGCCTTCGCGATGAAGTCATCTACCGAGGCAACGAAATTAGGATCAAGGTCTTCGGCATAGGACTTAATAACCGCGACCAATTGAGTATAGGTGTATGTGAGGGACATTAGTTAGACCTTCCTATCAGCGGAATCAGCGCATCAGACCAGTTCACAACGTCCCCGATTGCCCAGTTTATTTTCACGCCGGTCACGGGAATAAGGTTCTGCCCGAAGTCCAGAGTGAAGATGTTCCTGTTGCTTTGAGTTACGTTGTAAATCATGATTCCTCGGCATGCTGCGCCAGTGAATGGAAGATTGGTGACCAGTGTTGGCTGCAGGTACGCCCCATTGCTGAACTGCGTACCGCCGGCACGATCTGATCCTGTCTTGCCGACCACCTCCAGTACGAGCGACACACCACCGGCCGTGTAGCCGCCGCCGGTTACTTCTCCGGTCGTCGTGTATACGGCGGTCGTTGGGCCAATGGCTGCGTTAGGCCCATAGAGCGCGCACTTTATTGTATCCGGACCCGCGCCCTCGTAAAGATTGTGAGTGCCGATAAACAGCTCTTCCAAAAAGAGTTCACCTATGCCTGTCGTGATAGTCATTATGCGTCCGTTACTCCACCACCATTAATGGTAAATTTGTTGTTGTCGTCCAGGCCTAATGTTACCAGACCGGGCACCTTGAATGTCGGCGTCAAGTTCAAGGGCCTGCCGCTAGAAGTTGTCGGATAATCCGCTCCGTAAATAAACTTCCACGGTGGAAAGCTGACCACCAGCGTGTTGGCCGCCGCCTTATCCAGGTCACCGGTTGGCTTGTATATCGTCTCGGGATCGTGAATATCCGGCAGGTAGTCCTGCGGATGCTTCGGGTCGAAACAATCTGTGCAAACCAACAGGTCCGGGAAGTGGCCGTCAAACACCAGGTGCCGGCGCAGTACTTTGTTGCCGCACCTCTTGCAGTGCGCAATGGCGTGATGTCCTCTAGCGTATCCACCTGTTCCCATGCCGCCCATTATCTACGTCCCCTGTACCGGTCGAACCGAACCCGAAGGATCGCGTCACCGGTGTCTCTGTCTTCAGTGAGCGCACGGCCCATGGCGCCGGCCGGCCTACTGTTTTTGTATTCGTCATAGCGCTCGCCCAGGTAATCGGCAAGCAATGCCTTGCGACGTTGAGGGGCGTACTTTCTGCATAGATGGAACGCCATCCCGCACGCGAAGGCCTCCTGGTAGTTCGGGGTCATAGCCAGCGTATTGGCCGGGTCCCCGGCATCTGCCTGGGTGCGCATGTACCATATCTCAAGCGTGTCAGTGGAATTCTCGGCAGCCTGCCAGGTAAACACTGTCGCTCCGGACGAGGGGGTAAAGGAGCCCCTGTCAACGAAGTAACGATCAGGCCGTCCCTCAACCGTCTTGTCGGTGATGGCATTGTAGTCCGACCTGGAGATGGGATGCATCTCGGTCTCGCGCGAGTCTCGCTTCAGGGTCGCATGGAATATGTCATAGCCGCCAGCAGGTAGCGTGAAGCTTTGATCTTCTGCGGTGACGGTCTGAGAAACGAAGGTAAGGTTGTGCTGCTTGTGGCCAAAGTTCTGCCAGTCAGAAAAGAGAAGGTTTGCTGATCGGATCGCCGAACGGATGTGACGGGCCTTCAAGTCTGACGGATCAATACCGCAGCGCTCGAAAGCTTCGTCGATGTGATCCTGGAGTTCGGGATTAAAGGCGTAGGTGCCTGAACTGGCCATTATCTACTCCTTATCGTCCGCGCCCACCACCAGCCTGCGTGAATCTAGCGCGCCACTTGCCGGCAGTACCTGCCGTGTGTCGCAGCCTTGCGGCTAGGAATGGAAGGACTTGATCTGCGTCGGCCGTTACGATGCCCTGTGCGCTTATGATAATAGTCGGCGCAAACGGAGCGACCGCATCGAATGTTCGAACGTCAAAGTTCGAACCTGGGGTCCAGATGTCGGGGTCAGTCGTTAGCTCGATGGTCAGCGTTGATCCGTCCGTTACCTCTTCCAGGTCAAGGAAGACCGAGAATGGGTTTGCATACGGGTCAAAAACAATCCACCGGCTGAACTGATCGATCTCGGCCTTCACGCCAACCTCAAGGTTGGTGTAGGCGCCGTCCATTGAGATGCTGTCGATTCGACTGAATGGCTTCAACGACTCAACTGCCGCGGATGCGCCCGGCATTGTTACCGTTTCCGTATCTTCGTTTCCGTGGATATCGAGACCGGTAATGGTTGCAATCGCAGTAGAGCCAGTCGCCCCAGTCTTGAAGGCCACCAGAGGTGTGAAGTTGGTTTTGAGGGAGAAGTCGACGTATGCGCCGCGCCACGCATCGGTTGTCGCAAGAACGCCGCCGAGCGTAAGGTCAGCGAATGGCGACGCAATATCCGTCGCCGATACTGAAATACCGTTGAGATCCTCGGCAACTACTGTCTGGATTAGGGTTTTAGTCCTCATGAACTAGCCCCTAAGCCCTGTACTGAACAGATCCGTACGCTCCGCGTGTGTTTCGACCCTTCGGCTTATACGTCAACTTAAGGGTCTTCGACCCATCAAGTGCCATTGTTGGGTCGTACGTTCCGCGAACGTCGCCGGTTGTGGCTGTGGACGTTGCTGTGGCGTCGGCCTTAACCAACGTTCCAGTGTCAATCGCGGCTGCATCGACAACCAGCTTGTCTACCTCGACCCGAATCAGGTTCACGTCGGTAAGCAGCTTCGCTAGTTCCGCAAGAGTTGCCACGTCATCCGCTATCAACTCGTCAATTGAAGACTTGTTGTCAGCGATGTCGGTTTGCGCGGCATTCAGTTGCAAGCCTACTACACCAAAGTTGGTTTCGTTTTCGTCAGCAGTCGCCACTGTGCTTGTGGTCAGCGCCGTTCCTGTAAACGTTGCTCCGTTAAGGGCATCGGTAACGGTCACTTGCGTTTGAGCAGGGGAAGAGGCGGTAACCGCCGGTGCGCCCGCTGTTGCCCCGGCTACTGTTGCCGCTGTCTTGGCAACGCGTCCAAACAAGAGGCTGTCGTTTTCATCGACAACCAAAACATCGGCAACGTTTTCAAGCCGGAACGGAAGTCCCAGAACGCCGCTGCTGCCAAAGTTGTAAGAGGCAGTGGTGTCTGCACTTACCGTAACCTGGGTGATTGTCTTGAAGGCTTTCAGGCCCTTGACGATTGTCGTACCGTTTGAGGTAACGCTTTCCTGAATCAGTACACCGTACTTGTCGGTTCCGTAGAACACAAACACGGCCGTACCGGTATCGGCACCACCTGACACGACCTGTACGCCTCGCGGAACGTCAAAGGTAGCTACGCCACCTGTCGCAAGGGAGCCGTCAATCGTAAGGGAAAACGGGTAGGGGCCACCAGCTCCGCTATCTTGAGCGCCGATGCCGGCAGCTACAGCGAGTGCTGGGGTTCCAAGGTCTACTTGGACCAGGCTGGCTCGCGGGATACCGCGGCCGTTTCCTTCTGCGCCTGCTTGATACGCATCACCGGAGTAAATACTCTCGGCATGCGAAACGGTGTGGGAGTCTGTACGCTTACTCATTTTGTCAATCCTATTTCAAAGAAGGTCAGCCACCACCTGACCAGATTTATTACGCTGTCGTTGGTGAATTCGCCAGCAAAAAAGGTGCCCCCCGCTTACTCAGCGGAGGGACTTGTGGGTTACACGTCTGCGCCGGCTGTGCCGAACGCTCCGCGGTAGTCGGACCAGCCAAACGAATACCTCTCCCTGGCTTTATATCTCATGTTTCCGGTTTCGAAGTCACCCTCGATTCCCCTGCTTACTTTCTTACGCACCATGTGCTTAAGGCCGTCAGGGCAATCTGTGATGATGAACCAGGCATCGGCATCGGTCAATCTGTGGTTGATCTTGACACCCTTGGGGAAGAATCCCATGCTGTTTAGAGCATTGATGTCGTTGTCAGCCGTTCCTGACCGGAATGGAGATGCAAGGATACGTTCCGTGATGAACTGGAGATCGGTCGGAATCAGTAGGCATAGCGCTGAGACTGCAACCGGAATTCCGCGTTCATCTACCCAGTCACCGATCTGAATCAGAGCTGTTTCAAGGCTCGCTTCAGCGATGTCGGACGGCGTCGCAAGCAGGTTGCTCTGCGAACCACCACCCCAGAGGGCATGTGTTGCGCTGAACAAAGGCTTGGTGTCGCCACCAGGGAAGTTCGTATCGAATCCGTTGTTAAATACGTTTGAACCCTTGACTTCTTTTGTGTGCTGTAGAGCACGAGCCAGAGCCTTCGCATATTTTGCGCCCAATGCGCCGTACAGACCATCTTCTTCCGCTTCCTCGGTAATCGAGAATGCGAGAGCGATTGTCTCATGATTGTATCGAGCGACGTAGGATTCTGCTCCTTCGTCGTATTCGACTCCGGCGCCCTCGCCCTTCACAGGGGCGGCACCAAAGCCTGCCATCAATACGTCTTCCTCAAAAGCCTTGCGGGATGTTGATACTGCAAACACCGCACGCCACTCTTCCGGATATGTCTTGTAAGCCATACCGAAAACAGCGTTAAGGCCTTCTTGGAGTTGCTTCCTGAAGTCTGCGCGATTAAGAGCCATTATGCTGCAGCCCAATTCGCGTACTGCGGACGTATGAACTGAACGATCACACTGCGTAGGTCACCGGGCTTTTTGGACAGCTCGATGATCTGCACAACGTTGTTCGTTGCGTCAATGCCACCAACATCGTCAGTAGCGCTAACATCCACTTGCGCAGTCGATCTACCGGTTACCGTGCTTCCGCCAGTCGCCGTTGCCGGCGTCAGGTCCGAATACTCGAACATCATCGCTTGCGTAAGATCGGCGTTAGCCAATGCTATGAAGGATTGATTACGAGTATCGATAAGCTTGGCGTTTGCAACTGAGCCAGTCTGCAGGGCAGTTGAAGCGGGCCAGTACGGACGAAAAACGACGTTGCCATCGCTCTCGACGTAAAAGACTCCATCAAATACACCAGCAATCGGGTCAGCAGCAGCAGCAAGTACGTTAACTTGCCCACCAGTGCTCAGACGAACAGGCTGACCAGCAAACATCGAAGTGCCATAGGCACTTGCAATCTCATACTCGTTAACTCGTTCGGTACCAGTTTGTGATCGAACAGGAGTAAAGCCTTTAGGTGTAGACTTAACAGAAAAAACCATTTTTTCGTTCTCCGTGGTTAAAGGGACCGACGGAGAGCGTATGGTCTAGGAGGGGAGGTTAGTCCGCGCCCGGATCGGCGATCTTTAGTCGGCGTTTAGTAACTTGAGTTCGCTGTGTGCGCGTGATCCTTGGGCCGCCTGCTGAGACGTTCCGAAGATCATTCTCGATGCCTTCGATCATTCTTGACAGCTTCGCCTTGTAGTAGGCATTTCGCTGACGAGCCTTTCGAACGGGCATCTCACAGAGAATCAAATCCTCAACACCGATTACATTCCCGAGTCGGGCGTGAAGGAAGGTCGGTGGCGAATATCCCTGGGGCACTGAATCCAGAGCCCTGGGTAGCCATCCTTCACGGAATTTGCGCATTGCGTTACGCGCATCTTCATCGTTTCCAAGTCTTACCCTAATCCAGCGCTGGGTGTATCCAGCGCGTGGCTTTGGTGCTTCAAGTTCTGATGGGCGAGACCAATCGCTTTCTGCGGTCGGAATCTCGAATCCCATCGACTGGGCAACGTTCTGCTCAGTTGTTCGTTCGTCTTCGGGCAGCTCCACATCATGTGAGGAGCTTGCCTCTTCTCCAAGTAGCTTGGCCTTACTTCGCGCCTGTCGTGTTGCCCAGGCCTTCTTGCCGGCTGCTTTTCGTTGTGCTTTTGTTAGTGCGGTCATGAGTTTTATTTACCTGCCTTGCTGTCGGCCCAAGCCTTAACGTCTTTCACGTTCTTGGGGTCCATGCCGAAGACTTCCATTTGCTCCTGGTCATTCTTCGTTAGTCGAATTACGCCTCGTCGCGTGCGCTTAGTTCCGGCCCTTTGGGTACCGCCAACCGCACTGCGTCCTCTTTTCTTAGGCGCCCTGCGCTTTGGCTTCTTGGTTGACTTGACGTTCTTGATAATTTCGGGGAACTGCGGTCGGAGAATCTTTTCGATCTCCAAGTAGTACTTGTCCGTGTTTCTGTCAAAGCCCCTCGAAGCTACCATCTTATCAGCTTGCAGAACCGTTGTTTGGAACTGCTTGTTGGTGTGGTATTGGGGGTACTTATCGAGCCACTTTAATCCAGCGGGAGGTGTTCCTCTTCCGCCGGCGTCATCAGAGTCGTCATCGATACCGCCTTCAAGCTGCTTCAGTTCGAACTGCTTTACCTTTCGGTCAGACTTGATGTCGAGGATTTCATCGTCGATATCAACCTGCTTGGAGGTATTGCCCTCTTCGATTGCTTCCGTCTTTTCCTTTCGGAGTTTACGTAGCTTGGAGTCAGCGTCGGCCTGCTCTTCCTTGAACTTGCTCTGCGCACGAAAGAGTTTATTCTCCCGCTCAAGATTCGCAATTCGCCGGTTTGAGTCTGCATTGTCTGAGACCCTTAGGTCTCGTTCCCTGTCGATGCGTGCTTGGACTTTCTTGCTCCACGACTTTTTATCGTCGTCGTCCTCGCCGTCGTCCTCATCGTCATCTTCGTCGTCGTCATCGGCATCTTCGTCATCGTCGTCGTCATCCCGCTTTTTCTTTTTGGGCTTGCCGTCGTCGCCATCGTCATCACCATCGTCGTCATCGTCGAGTTCTTCTAGGTCATCGTCATCTTCATCGTCGTCGATGAACTTATCCTCGTCATCCCCTTTCTTTTTCTTAGGCTTATCGTCCTTGTCGGGGGCAACGTAATCGTCGTCCTTACCAGTCACGAAAGCCTGTATGATGGGATTGTCCGAGTCTGAGAGGTCAACCTCTAGCTCACTGACTTCTGCGGGGTCACCGTGCAGATCGTCAAAATCTGAATCAACCGTGTATCGGTCTTTACTCATTTCCGTATTTTCCTCCAGCTCGATGGCTGTGTTGCTAGCTCGCCAGGAGGTAGCCAGGTGATTGTTTCACGAACAGGCTGCTAGTTGCAACCCGCTGTAGTCAATTTTGAGTGATAAAGAAACTACCCGAGATACTCGATAGCTCGCGCCAGTAACGCCCCATCATCGTCAAAAAGGCCGAGGCCGATATTGCACTTATGGCACAGCAGGCCTCGCACCACTCCCGTCAGATGGCAATGGTCTATCGCCAGAAGCCTTGATCCGTGCTTTTGCTTTCCTTGACATATGGCGCATCTCCCCTTCTGGGAGATAAACATCTCTTCGTATTCCTCTAGCGAGATGCCGAAGTAGTGCTTAATCTTGGCGCGCCTTGCTATGATGCTTTGTTTTTTGGGATTATCGCGCCGCCATTTTTTCATGTAGTGCTTCTTGCATAGCCCCTTGGCGGAACCGATTTGGTTACACGCGGTGTCGCACCCGTCGACCTTGCACACTACCCGTCAATCCAAGAATAGTAGTCATTGGGGTCATCAATTAGGGCCTGAATGTCCGTGTCATTTAGCAGGATAATCCAGTTCTCGTCTTTTTCTCCCGAGCGGCGTATCCTTATTCCGGCATATGGAGTATGCACAACCCAATCTCCGATCTGCGGGCGTACCTTCCACTGTGACATATCTATACCAGATTTGGTTCTGGCCGTAAAGGCGGCCTCACCAAGGGCAAGCACTTCTCCTATGTAGCTCAAATGCGCTTCCGCATCTTGGGTAGCGGAAATGTCAATGCCACCCGCGCTAGTCTTTTTACCCTGCTTTGGGAGCAGTATTACTTTCCACCCAAGTGGAATTGGAACTGGTACGCTACTCATCAGGCATCTCCTCTAGTCCGTCGTTCTCCAGCGCGTTATCTTCCGCTTGCTGGAACTCCTCAAAGATCTCGGAGATTACGAATTTCTTCCAGCGCTTCGCCTCTTTGCAGCGTCCGACCATAGCTTCATACTCATCGCGAGGTACGCCGTCAGCCATCCCCTCCTTGAGATACTCATAACGCTCTTCTGCCACGACCTGCAGTTTCTCCAGCAGCCACGATACGCCACTGCCTACGACTATTTTTCCTTCGCCTTCCGCCATGGTGCCTCTACTTTCTTTGCTCTTGTGCGGTGATTATAAACCTAAGTGTCTCGCGGAATCCGCGATCCAGCTCCTTCGCGGCGCTCGCAAATTTCCGGGGCGGGATCTCCTGAGTGGTGATACCCTTGCTCCGCAAAAACGCCCTGGCCTTCCGCACCTCTGGCGGGGTAGCAGCGACCATTATTCAGTCTTCAGGGCCGCGGCTTTTTCGGCGGTCTTCAGGACGTTCTCCGCTGACTTGGCTTTGGCCGACTGGTCGGCCGCCCTGCCGTCGATTGCGAGTTGCTGCCCGGCTTCTTTGGCCGTTATGGACATCTTCTGCTGATGCTGCTCGTCCTTCTGCTGTAGACCCTGCTTGTGGTCTTGATCGCTGTGCTCCAGTTTCTGTTCGTGCGCAGCCTGCGCCTGCTCTTCGTCAGACGGCTCTGGCCCCTGGGCCGGCGGCGGCGGTGCGATGCTGTTTGCAACGGCCCGCGCTACCGCGTTGTCAAGTTCGATATCCACGTCTTCCTCGATGTCCTTGAAATCGGTATCCGGTAGTGACGTACCCAGTTCCTGCTCGATGCGCAGCCTGTACGAGTGAGCGTGATGCTCAGTCAAGTGGGCATGCATATTCAGCATGGCCGATTGAAGTAGCTGCTCGTCAAGTCCCATGCCGGCAACTTCCTGCTGGAACAGATTGTGGGCCTGGATGTGGCTCTCGTGATCCTGTTCCGGGAACGCCTTCACAGCGCCTCCCGTTAGCATCAGTTGGTTCTCGGTTACCGGGTCCAGCCGCTTGGTTGATGTGTCCGGAAGTAGCCGATCCGGATCGGGCGCGCGTAGGGCGCGCAACATATCCAAGTGCGCCATCCGGCGAGACTCCAGAGTATACAGCTCTGGGTCCTCGCGTATCAGCTCCAGGATTGCCTGGGCCTTAGCGACACGCTGGATGTTGGAATAGATGTTCGGGTCTGAGATGGGCAGAATGTCGACGCGGCCGTCAAAGTCCTGGGCCATAACGGTTTGCTCTCCGCCGTTGACTTCAAACGGATACCCCTCTTCAGGCATGTGCTCAAAGTTGAGCCGTGCGAGCAACTTGAATTCGAAGCGCGCCGCTTTGTGCATCCGCTTATGGATGCCGGAATAAATCTTGGAGCCTTGCTCGATCAGGGCCAGTGTAGTTCCAACCGGTCCCTTGTTGTCGCCGGCACCGGTCATCGCCTCCGTAGTGGAAGCAAACTCCTGAATACCGTTAACCAGCAACTCAAGCGTGTGGAATAGGGCGGGAGACGGCTCCTTGAACGGAGGTGTGTAGAATGACTTCGCGAGATCTTCGGCCGTCATGTCCACGTCTTTCCAGACGCCAGGCGTAAATACGAACTCGCCAGCTAGTCGCGATTCTTTCGACTTGAACCCACCCTGAAGGGACGCTGTGGCAGAACCATCAAGCAGGGCTCGCAATGCACCAGAAGCCGCCTTACCAAGTGAACCGATGATGTGGAGGTATCCCCAGCCATAGAAGCCAAGTCCTGGCAAAAACTTATAGTGGATGAAGTGAACTCTTTTCTTGCGTCGATCATCGTCTTCCCTCCATAGTCTGCGGATGGCGAGAACTTCGCCGGACTCCGCTTCAATTGTAACAACGTACGGCAGCGCTACCCTGTGTGCGCCGCTCTCGGCCGCATCGGGCTCATCGAACTCTGCGAAAATCAATTCGGCATGACACTCGTAAATCTGGTAAACAACGTCTTCTTCTGCGCGGAACGGTTCCCGGTTATCCGAGATGTCTTTTATGTCGTCCGTGTCCGGGCCGACCGAACCCCTTGTCATTGTTCCCTGGGGGTCCAACTGATCTGAGTCAATGAACTCTCCCGAAACAATGCGTGAGTTTATTTCATTTCCGTACAGCTTGTATTTGTGGGTGTATCGAGGGCAGGTCTTCAGCGAGGTTGCGTCGTACGGAACAACGAGGTCCTCGGCCGAGATGAATCGAGACAGTGCCATGTCCTGTGTCTGGTCGTAGTACACTTTCTTGAACGCGCTGCCAGAGTAGGGAAGATACATGCACATCTGATCGGTATGATCGAAGTACTCGTCGTCCTCTTCCACGAGCATGTAGTTCATGAACTCCTGCACGCGCATCGACTGCTCTTCCCGATCCTGGTCAGACTTGCCAACCACTTTCGTTTTGACCGGCCCTTCAGACGGGAATAGCTCTTCCATGGCGTTCGCTTGGAAACGAACCATGGCTTCTGCGATTCCCGGATGGGTTACCGTCGAGCTGCCGTCGAACGCGCTAGATTCTGTGGGGATTTCTTCGACGCCGATTATCTCAAGGCCTTCGATAAGTCGGCGCTTCCAGGTAGCTCTCGACCCTTCGTCTTCTTGAACCCATTCGACGATACGAGTACCGAGCGCTATTCGGTTTGAACCGTCAATGTATATTGCAAGGTTTTCGTCGTGTTCGCCGGTTGGCTCCTCGACCTGTCCGAGATCTCCGCTGAAGTCAACAACGATGTCGTCGCCTTCCTGCCTTATGGAAGCCCCATCAACTACGCGGGCCTCAAGGCCGTCAGCCTCCATCTCTTCAAGATAGCCGGTCTTCTGTTTGTTTTTCTTAGCCATTAGTGTGTCAGGTAACTACGGTTTTCTCTCGGGGCGGTTATCAGTTTTTTGAATTGCATGTTGGACTCGTACAGACCAAGCAGGCGATTCAATGCTGGGCGCAGCACCGGCTCTTCAGGCTGGTTCAGATAAAAGAACGCGGGCTCGCCGTTTTTCCGTATTGCGCACACCCCAATTCCGTCCAGGTTCCCGGACAGGAGATCTCCCATCAGACCATCGAGGTGTCGGGCGACCATCATTTCAGCGGGGGTGGGCATGTATTCTTCGGTCATCGTGACCATACTACAGCAAACATTAGCCGTACGTCTCTACGATCCACTCGTTTGCGATGGGCAAAAAAACCTCCTGCCCCCAGTCGCCACAGGCAAGATTTATCGCCCATAGAACCATTCTCGTGTTCTCCGGCGTGTATCCCTTGCTGCTGTCCATACGATCCAGGCTTGGGGATTTTGGACCCCTTCCGCCCGTCAGCTCGAACCCAAGCCCGGTTGCTTCACACACTCCGTTTAGCTTTTCCTCGATCCACTCTTTGGTAAGGGTTGCATCAAGGCCCCGGACCTTGGCCGTCCTTCGATGGCTGTGCCACATCTCTACGGCCCGCCCATGAGTGGTTGCTCTGTAAGCCCTAGATCGCGTCACGTATGTGTCCCTGTTTCTCAGGTACTTTGCGCGGTCGGTTATTTTTTTCCTTGCCTTGTTACCCATAGATTCCTCTCGTTCTTCTTGGTTTGAAAAGATTCATGTCATCTCCGTCCTCGTCGAAGTACTCGATGCTGCCCATTCGGCGCAACCAGGCGAGCGCCATCACAACGGTGTCGACGTAATCATCGTACTGGCCAACTGGGAACTTCGCGCATTCTTCAATTACGTCTGACGCCTCCAGGTGCCCAGGCACGTAAAATATGCAGCCCTGCTCCAACGGGCCGGAGCTGATGTGCGCGCGCATGGTTTTGTCCTTACCTTTCGGGTCAATTCCCCTCACGCGAACGCCTGACTTGCGCATCTCCTGGATCAGTGAATGGCCCGACGCCTTCTTCTCGATCAGGACAAAGTCAGGGTCCCAGTCCTTGTATGAGTTTATCGCCTCACGTCGGAGGTCCGGGAACGCAATCTTCTCGTGCCACGCCTCCAGCAAAATAACGCACCTCTTCTCTTCTCGTCTGATAATGACACCAGTAGTCGGATGTATGAGCTCGTGTGCGAACAAGAACACACCCCAGGTAGTTCGTGCTGAAAAGTCATTTTCCTCTTCCTCCTCAAACGCAGTGTCGTATATTTGTATGGTCGCTTCGCACTCCGGCATCGGCCGGCGCTCGTGCGATAGTGGATGCCACTCTGGCCACTCCCACGGAATCCACCAAGACCTTTTCAAGATCAGGCCGTCATCGGCTGCCGGGTCCTGCTGGTACTGGGAGTTGTAATCCCTTTGGCTCATTCCCACCGGGGGCTTCAATGCGATTGTGGCTTCCTTATCGAGTCGGCCCGGACATAGCAGGTCCCCCTCCTTTTGACGGGGGTCCGAAAACACAACCGGGGGCTCGTACCCAGGGTCTTCCTGGTGCTTTTTGATATCTTTCGGCAGGGAAAGAATGCACCGCGTCACCGCGCGGAACTCGTTCGGCATGACAAGGTGAACCCATTTTCCGCGCTCCTCGATGGTACAGCGCCCCTCCTTCCGAATAACGTGGCCGATGATGTCTGCCTCATGGGTGCGCTGTCCAACGTGTACGATGCGTCCAGTATTCTGGTTGTTCAACCTGGATCTCATGGCGTTGTCGTACCACTCGATAACACCCTCTCGCTTGACATCGGAGTGGACATCGCGCGCGTTATGTGAATCATCCAACAAGATGATATCTCCGCCCTCGCCGGTCGTTCGTCCGGCTGAACTAATGGCGATCCTGTGTCCGCCAACGGTATTGGAGTAACGAGACTTCATGTTCTCGTCAGCGCGGATTGTGAACCGGTCGCCCCATCGATCCTTGAACCAAGGACACTCGATAAGTCGGCGAGACTTCAGGGAGTCGCGGGTGGAGAGATCAGCGTCATACGAGGAGGTTAGCCACTGGATTTCTGGATGGTCGATCCACTCCCACACTGGCCAGGCCACGGAACACGACAAGGACTTCGTCATGCGCGGCGGCATCGATACAATTAGTCGGCGGATTTCGCCCTGGGATACGTACGAGAGAAACTCGCACAGCACTTCGAGATGCCACGTTTCAACAAACACGGCGGGGTCCATAAACGGCCACGCGTCCTTGAAGAACCGGAAGAGATTGCGACGGGCCAGCTCACCCTGTATCTGTGTTAAATCTCCCAACCTATCGCTCCAAATATCTGGTGACCTTACCAAGCGCCTCCGCGTTATCCCCTAAAAGCCCTAACCCAAGATTGCATTTATTGCACAGCCATCCCCGAAACTCACCGGCTTCATGGCTGTGGTCTAAATCTAAACTCCTTTGCCCTGAGGGTGATCCGCAGATTTCGCAAAATTCAGGACATGCGCGAGTGGGCTCTGGAAGCCCCTTAGCCCTCCGCTTGTGAGCGGCTACCCTTTCCGGGTTCCCTATTCTCCATGCGCGAAGCTTGTTTTTGTTGCACTGAATGCACCCCTTGTTGGAAATAAGCCTCTCGCAAGCATGGCCGTACCGACAGAGCCGCCCCGTGAAGTATCGCTTGAGCCCAAGAAGCTTGGCCTCCTTGCGGGATATTTGGGTGAGGTCACCCATTATTCTTCCTCATAGTCTTCGGGGTCGTTGAACGAGTCATCGTCCGTGTCGTACACAAGATTGCGTTCGTTTTTGTAGTGCTCGCCTCTGCCAATCAGGGGATTCTTCCGAGGCGGCCGAACTGTGACCTTCCTGGGTTTTCTCGGATCACGCGGCCTGCGCGTCCTTACGCGCGGCGCACTGGTTTCTAGCTGCTCGACTTCCGGACCTGCGCCTGGAACCCTGAAATGCTCAGTGACGGTAGCGGGGCACCCCGTTTGACCGCTTTTGTTTGATCTTGAGGACACAGTACCTCCAGTGACCGCATGATGCGCGCCAACTTCACGCGCCTTGGTCCCACCGCGGACGTGCTTTGCACAACGTCCATGGCTCCCTTCATGAGACGAATCGTCTGATTCATTTGCTTACAGAGGGCGGGTCTTTGACTCATTCAGCCATCATAGCGCAAAAAGCCCCGCTCAGTCACCTAAGCGAGGCCGGCTGGTACTCCCAAAAAAACTCCTATTCTTCTTCCTCTTCCTCCCCTTCGCCCACAAACCCGACGCCACCGTCGTGGCTGAACACCGTTGTTTTGGTGAAGTTGCACACGTAGCCATCTTCCACATCGAGTCCATAACGGTGCAGCAGTTTTTTGGCGCCGCGGGTGATTTCGTTTCGCAATTCATTGGAATCGCCCATGTCTGCGCGGGTTTCTGAGAACTCGCGGCCCATGATTGGACGAAGGGTTATCTTCTGCGCAATCTCTCCGACCGTGTCTTCAAAGTCGTCCACGCCAATAATTGCCAGCTTGGCATCGTAAATGGTAAACGCGATCACCGTGTCGAGCTGCACCGCAAACCCATCTTTTGTTGTGAGCCGCTGACCGAACGTCAGGGTTTGTCGGTTCGTGGCAATCTTGAATATGTAAGTCGTTACTGGCCACCACCAAAAAATCTCACCCGGCTCCAGAATAACGATCTCTCCGTGCGGCTTGAACTTTATTCCCCCTTCAGTCGGAAGCAGCAGATCCCACTTTGGAACCCACTGGCCGAGCCACTGAAAT